TCTTATGGTTTTTGAGAGTACATTTTATCATTTTATATGAAGCGCTTATCCGCTTTTTTATCGCTTGCCTTCATTTATCCCGCAAATCTTTGCGGCTGTTCCCGCTTTTTTGCGCGGAAAGGGACACTTGATCCCTTCCCACATATTGATAAAGAAATTACGGAACCCCTCGTTGTTTTTCCACAGGGCGACGAACGCGGCGACCAGTGCAGCAATGGCGACGATGACGATACCGATGGGGTTCGCGGTCAGCGCGACGTTGAGCAGCCATTGACCGGCTGTGACGACTGCCATGATGCCCTTCTTAACGATCATGATGGCGTTCATTGCTTTCGCGGCGACGGCCGTGGCGATCATAATGGCCTTGTACGCAGTGATCGCAGCGACGACAGCCCATACCACCGGGGCGAACTTGCCGAACATTTTGTTGAGCGTCCCGAACACTGACTTGGTTATGTCGCCGATCCCCTTAAACGCTTGCTCCCAATTCCCGGCAAAGACGCCCTCTATGAAGTTCAGAATCCCGCCGAATGTGTCACTCAGCATTTTTGTGATGTCGGCTCCCCACTTGGCCCAAAACGCCCTGACCGCGTTAAACACGGACTTGGCCACTGTGAGGATGGTGCTGATTACGCGCCGGAATACGGACACCAACGTGTCCCAGACGGCCTTTAGGGTGGCGAGTATCTGATCGCCCCACTTAGCCCAAAATGCTCGGAGTCCGTTGAATATGGATTGTGCGAGGCGTTTTATGGATTCCCATGTTTTGCCGAGGAATGCTTTTATTGCCGACCATGCCCGGAGGATGGTTTCGCGTAGTGCCTCCGTATCGACACCGGCGCGTTTTAGCATTTCACCCATCAAGGAGTCCTCGCCCCGCATGAAGCGGATGAAGTCCTCGATCAGCAAGGCGAGTACAACAAACACCGCGAACAACACCAGCACCTTCGCGTTGAGCTTGCCGACGCCGGTTGTCGCGGCCTTAATGAACGACAGTATCTTTCCGGCGTTCAGCGCAAGGAATATCGCGCCGGCGGATATGGCGATCAGTTTCAACAGCTTATCAACGCCGCCGACCCGTTTACCGAGCCGAAAAAATGCGTCCGTTACCCGGCGCACGACTTTCATTGCCTGAGTCATGCCCCGGATAATAAACGCCGTCAGCTTTTTAGATATGCCGTAGGTCTCGTCGATCTGTTTTTTCCATGCGTCCCACTCGCCGCGCACTTGTTGGACGGCGTTCTGTATTTCCTCGTTTTCGTCGGCGAACTTCTTTATTGCTTTGACCGCCGCCACGACGCCAAACCCGATGCCGATTGCGCCGAGTAGCTTTTTCGCCATGCTGCTCATTTTCTTAATGCTTGCGGTGGCCTTTTTTTCGGATGCCTTGTCAACCTCGAACCCGACCTTGTTCTTTTCAAGTACCTGCGCCGCTTCTTTGGCGGCGGCCGTGCTGTCGAACACCAAAGACAGCGAGGACTCGTCAACCTGATACCCGACCTTGTTATCTTCAAGAACTTTTGCGGCGTCCTGCATTTCCTGTATGCTGTTGAATACCAGTGAGCCGCTGCCGTCGTCCGTGAACCCGACGGTGTTGTTTTTGAGTGTGGAGGCGGCAGTCTTTATTGACTCGACCGACTTATTGACCGTTGCCTCTGCGTTCTTGTCTACTTCAAACCCAAACGCGACAACAATATCCCGTATTGTCAAAACTACCGCCTCCCTTTCACTTTCGCTTTGTTTTTCAATTCGTCGGCATGATACGCCTCGATGTCCTGCGTCATGCGCCACAGCGCGTACAGTTTCAGGGCTTCGTCGAGGTCGTAATAATCCTCAAGCTCGGACTTCGACGCGATTTTCATACCGACGAGGGTATACATACGGAGCTCCAACCCCGCGAACTGTGACGTGTCTAACGTGCCGTACTTGTCAAACTCGGCTACACCTTTTCCACCAGTGCGTTTAGCACCCCGCCAAATTGGCCGCCGAGTTTCTTGAAAAAACCCGAATAATTCACCTTGATAACGTCGAAAGCGAGGATAAACATATCCTGCGTGTCGCCACAGAAAACCTCGTTTGCTAAGTCCTCGGTGAGCAGTTCTGCCTCGTCCTTTCCGTCAAGCTGTACGGAAACATTTTTATACTGGATCAGCATTTTTTTAAGCAACGCCTCCAGCTTGTCGCCGTTGATCCCCGACATAGCGGACGCAAGGTGCGGGGCGGCTTTTTCCGCGTCCATGTCGAGGAGGCTTATGTTGTCGCCCTCCACGGTCGCGCCCGCCACAATGGGGGCGACGCCCGCGAGGATCGGCGTCAGCAGGGAAAGTATCTCGCCGCTCAGGTTGGCGGCCTTGAACGCGCCGAACGGCCGCACATAGAATGTGTTGCCGTTCAGGTCGCGCTCGTGTTTCGTGTCGTGCTGTTTCATGTGGTCGTACCTCCTTAAAGTGTTTAATAGCGGTATGTTCCCGCGCCGGTGTGGATGGTTATTTCGCGGGTGGATGCCTCGATGCCGTAGGTCACGGCGGGCGAGTTTACAATCCACGCCTGTTCTGCTGAGAAAATGATGCCGCCTTTCATGTCCTTAACGAGGATCGGGAACATTCCATCCCCGGTCGCACGGTCGCGGTCAAATTGATTTTGACACCACGCAACGGTCGGCGACTGCATTAAAAGGGTGAGGGCGAGCGTGTAGGTTTCGTCGGGCGAGACGCTTCTGACGACTTCGCCATAAGCACCAACGACACGGGTAAACCCTTCCGAGTTCGGCTCAATGCTAAGAAAATCACCGTCGGCCGGTCCTTCGACTGAATGTGAACCGAGCGAGATCAAAACTTGCTTTGAGCTATAAGTCTTAATATCCATGTGCGCTCCCTCCTTAATACGTCAGGACGCCATCGACGCGCACGACATGGATCGCCCCTGCGATCCGTGCGCTGAAACGGCAGTCCTGCAAAACGCGGGCGGCTTTTTGCGTCGCGGTGATTGACAGCGAGTTAGGTACGCTCGTTGTAAAGCCCGGCACAAGTGCGCCGTCCTCGTCCCATTCGTCCGGGGCGACAATGCCGCGCACCGTGGCGGCTTTCAGGCTTGCGATCATTTCATTCTGCACAAGCGCGATACCACCGTTTGTAAACGGGATTTTGGGGTTCATAAGCATAAGGTTGAAAATGCGGAGCTGCATATCGTTCTGCAACCAGTCGCGCCCGCGTATGATGTCGATCCATTCCCCGGCGCGTACTTGCCCGTGCATGGTGATATTGCGCCCGGCAACCTGTGTAAAATAGTTGCTGTGGCCGTCCACAAGCGACTTTATGAGGGTGCTGCTTATCTGTGACGGATAAACAGACGCGAGCCGCTTGAAAGCCCATGTTTCGGCCCCTGCGGGGTATGACAGGCATTTCGCAACCGCCGCGACGTGCAGGTAGGCGTTCGCTTGCGGAACGTCCTCCGGCATATCGTCGTCGGTTATCAGACCGCACCAGCCATGCGAACGGAAAAACACCTCTCCCACGGGATCGGTGTCTGACAAGAACGTATAAGCAAGGAGCTTGATCTGCGCCTCCGTCCATTCCGCGATGTTTTCAAGCTGATCCTCGTCAATGCCGACGGGACAAATAACATACCAGCCCGTGGTGTCGAGCGCGGCGTCGAGGGTTTCGATGGGGGTCAGCGTGTCCGGGGTCGTCACGTCCACCACAGGCTCGGCGGTGTAGTTGACGGTGCCGTCAAAGTACACAAGCCCGGTGAGCGTGGTTGTTCTTTCCCCGGTGGTGGCTGTCAGGCGCACCGTGTAGTTGCCCTCTTCGTCGCCGCTCGGAATGTTCATCATGTCGCCGTTAGGGTTCAGGGCTGTACCGATGACGACTTGGATCAGCGCGGCGGGTTCGGCGGTCGTCGGGAGTTCCCGTCCGAAAACGACAACGCCGTCCTTCTCGATTTCCACCTCAAGGCTGCCGACCGCTTGACGGTCGTACACAACCTGCAACCACGGCAGATCGTTAGGCGTCGGGACGCCTTCGTCGGGGTCGATACCCACTGCGTCGGTGAGGTAGTTGTCCTCGGTGATGATTTTGATTTCCGCGCCACTGATAGCACGGGGGGCGGTACGCTGCGCCGCTATGAATATCTGCGTCGGTTTGGGACTCTGCGAGAACGCGATCCGCGCCGCGATACCAACCGGGTCAGCCGAGTCGCCGACCGCGACGTACCCCGCGTCTGTCACTTCTGACAAACTGGAATACACGCCCACAACAGGGAGCGGTCGCGGAGGCGTGATTGCCGGAGCCGGGCCGAGCACAAGCAGATTGTCAAAGCTCGCGCTGTCTACCGCCGGGGCTGCTATGTCAATGTTGACGGTGACAATGTTATTGAGATTAGACATTGCTATTGTTCCTCCTTTTCATGTATTGGTGTTTCTACCTGCTCGAACCAGCCCGTGTACTGGTCTGCAAGCGTTTGAGTTCTGCCGCCGGAGGGCGTCGGTGTAAACGTCGGGGGCGGCCACGGGATCGGGTTTCCCTCCTCGTCCAGTTCCGGCGGTATGGGGTTCCCTTGCGGGTCGAGCGGGTTTCCGTCCGCGTCGTATTTCGGGCGCCCGTGTTGCTTTCCGCGCAAAAAAGCGGGAACAGCCGCAAAGATTTGCGGGATAAATGAAGGCAAGCGATAAAAAAGCGGAT